ATATATTCACTGCTGGTCCTCCCAACGTAGCCTTGCAAGCTCAGTTGCTAGTATTTCTCTTTCACCTTGAGATACATTAGCAAAATCTAAATCTATCATTGCTTCATCGTACATTGCAGTAAACTTATCTTCGTTACTTCCTTCAGTCTCAGGCACACTCATTGTTGGTTCTCCATGTAAATAAGGTGAGGGGAGGAGGAATTGAACCCCCTGCTTGGCACACTTGAAACGGTCGCTTTCGCAATCCTATGCCATGCCTTATTCAAGTTATACAGCATTCGCCTAGCCATGCCCCTCTTGAAGAATTGACCCCTAGCATATCCGTCCAGCGCCCGTCAAGTGTTTTTTTAAACTGCACAGACTAATCTTCTGGTTCCTTAACCACTGGTCCTAAGTATGCTACTAACCTTGTATGATCTATTAGTATCTTGGACAACATGCTCTTAGAAACTATTACAGTTTTTTTACGTCCATCGCCATTTACAGTTTTATGTAGTTTATCTAGATCATCCATAGACGTTTCTAGTTGTATCTGTCTCATAGTTGAATAATCTTTTCAAAGTTATTGAGATAGTCTCCGACATTTTCTCTAGTGACAACAGTTCCGTCAGCAGTTACAGCAAGAACTCTATTTGTTTGACTGACTAGATTATCCTTAGAAAACTCTGTTCTAGTCTTGCCAATGCTGTAAGCCCAATCCCTGTCACAAAAATCACCGACAAATTGTCTTAGCATAGATTTTGCTGACATAAAGTTATCCCGGTGAAAATCAGGAAGGCCATGAAAAAAGTTTATCTGTTTTTTGTGGTGCTGGTTTATAGACCACTTGAACATACTATCTCCCATATAAAAGGGGCAGTAGTTTGACAAATCTATCTTGTCACCAGAGAAGTTTTTTATAAATCTAAAAGACCTAACTCTGTTAAAATACCGCTGTTTTTGCCACCAGAAATCATAGTTCCAATCTTCGTTCTCTTTAAGGTGTAAGTCAGGCTCGGCATCTAATGCCAACCTGTAGCCAAACAAATCTGTTTTATCTCTTACAGTAACTTTCATAAGTGGATTACCTATGGAGCCAAAAAGAGGATCAGCTTCTATTCCTGTAGTGACTATGTTTTTAGCAGGGTCAGCCATACCATATAAATTACCTGTAGTGTCTATTGTATGATTACCCGATAAAATGTAGTCTTTCAGATTGTCCGGTCCTAAACTGAGAGGGTCACTGCCACCCATTATTATGTGTAATTGGTGCCTGATAGGGACTTCTCTAAAAGCAACCAGCATGGCTACACTATCTAAACCACCGGAGTAGTAGAAATCAACCTGCCTATTCTTTCTAGCAAACTCCTGTGCTCGCATCAACATTAAACCGCTAAAATCATACCTATCTAATTCATCATAGTATCTGTAATCGATATCACCAAAATACTCTGACATATTATCCATAGGCCATATGAAGCTACGTTTTCCTAGAGAGTCATTGATACACATTGTTCTACTAGGTACTCTGTTGTACCTCATAAAGGCATCTTCTTTAGTTCTAGCCAGAACGTAATCAGTCTTCCATTCTCTATCAACTTTAGAGTGTTCGCCTACATGTACATCCATTAGTTTACGAAAGGCATCATCAATGTATACAAAGCTGTACATTTATTTTACCTCGGTAATAACCCAACGTCCACGGTCAGCTAAGTGTGGAAAACGTCTAGACCAATCTTTAGGGTAGATGTTTAATTCAGTTTCATACTTCCACTCCCAACGCAGTGTTTTACCATCATATGCGCGAGTAGAGTATTCCGGTTGTGGCCTCTTGCTACGTTTGACGTAATGTTTGTTCTTTTTTACTTCCGACATTTTACCTGTCCTGTATTAATGTTGTAGTACACAAGCTCTACACCTAGCTGCTTCTGTACAGGTGAAAGTTGACGGTTAATCATTGTACCCGGCTTCCAATTGGCGTTCTTGGAACGGAACGACATTGTTTTAACCTCGACAAGTTTTACATCATTTGTATCAGGATTTATAGCTATGAAGTCTACAGGGCCTGTGTTGTTAGTCTCGTTGTACACATGGTAGCCGCTATCGGCGTAGTACCGCATAGCACCTAGCTTAGACTGCAAGCCCTTCTTCTCTTTCGCATTCATATCAATACCTCACGCTGTAGTCATCTACAGATGATGTATATGCAGCACTGGTTTTACAGTTGTCACACACAAAGGATACTCTGTGTAATAGCCTTTCTTTCCTGCAGCACAAGCACTTCTTAATCTTGTATTTTTCTTTGTCTTTTAGTCTCTCACGCTCAAGCTCAAGCTGCTCTATTACATTGGCAAAGTTTATACGTTTAACTTCTATCTTGCCCATGTGTGTGAACCTGTTTTTGTACCTGTTCAGGATACTTATTACAGAATTCCTAGTCATCTTGCCACAGTTGTGTGTGTTGTACTTGGGTGACATAGCTTCTGCTATCTCACGGGCTGTAAGTCCCTCTTTCCTACTTAGTTCAAATACTTCTGTTATGAACTCATCACTATGCAGTTTACTCTGTGAACTCATGCCTAACACCATCTACTGTAATACTTGTTATGGTATCCATGTTGACATTCCTGTAGCCTTTAGCCCCAGTGTCCCACACAGTCATCATTTGTTTGTTAGTGTTACAATCTCTACCGCCCTTCTTGTGCTTGTTAACACCAAGCCTACAGTTCAACTGGCGGTAAGAGCCATCCGCCTTTGTAAACGATACAGTGAAAAACCTGTCCTGCACTGTGGCCTCGACAACCCGCCGCATCAGGTCAGGATCGGATAGTCTGCGGTTGAATATGGTGAACATGACTCACCTCTACTGTTGAAGGGAATACCACCCTACACGAAAATTAATTTGCGGTCAAGCGTTATTTGGGGGTTGACAGTCTTTTTTATCCGTGATAGGAGGTATGTTACCGTGTCCCGATATTGAGGATATTATATAGATGATTAATATAATTAAAGATTACATATATAATATAGATATACCTTTAGGTACTTCTAAAAGATTAGATTGTCCTGTATGTAGTGCTACTAACACTCTTTCAGTTACTCAGTTTACAGATTGTATTAAGTATTATTGTTTCCATGCAAGCTGTTCTGTAGGTGGTGTAATGAAAGAGGGACTTAACTCAAACTCTTTCTCTATAGTTGATGAGATATTAAAGCCAAATGTACCTGTAGGGCTTGAAGTAGAAAAGCAGAACTGGCGCAAGAATAACTGCCCTCAACATTACTATGACTACCTCAAAACTAATAACTGCTCTGTAGCTTGGTCAAGTGGATTAGCCGATATACGCTATGACTACAAGAGAGACAGGGCTGTGTTTGTTATTAAGGATGGTAACAAAAGCGTTGATGCAGCGGGGAGGTACATAGGACAGGGACTACACGCAGGTCCAAAGTGGTACAGATACGGACAGAGCAAGATACCATTTGTATGCGGCAAACACAAACATGCTGTAGTAGTTGAAGACTGCGCTTCTGCAGCCTCTATATCTAACTTTGCAACGGGAGTTGCGCTACTTGGAACGTACCTACAAGAGGATGTACTGTACAGGCTAGGCGGCTTCAAGCGCATAACTGTGGCGCTGGACAAAGATGCTACAGATAAGGCAGTTGATATGTCATTAAGAATAAACAATAAGTATGGAGACATAGTTGATCTAGCAATACTCGACAGAGACTTAAAAAGACTTACTGAGGATCAAGCAAAGGAGATACTAAAGATATGATTGATAAGTCTGTACTTGTAGCATGTCTGCAAAAGGACAACTTTAACAGAGTATCTGGTTTAATTCAAAAAGAATACTTCTCCAAAGAAGTAAGCACTATTGTAGAGACGATAAGTTATCTACATAAAAACTATGAGGGCGACCTGTCCCTCTCTGATGTGTCACTTGCTCATGAAGAGCGTTACCCTGCTTTACCTGAAGCTACTAAGCAAAGGGTACAACAACAGTTTGAAGAGCTAACAGGCATTACAGTAAACCCACAGGTAGCAGGAGATGTTCTACACAGCTTCTGGAAGAGAGCTAAAGCAAAAGAGATAGGAGAACAGGCACTTGACATTTTTCTTGGTAAATCTAGCGATACTTATTCTCTGCTCGGCATTGTAGAAGAACTAAAGAACAATGAAGTAAAGGGAACTAAAAGCTATACACTGCTACAAGATAATATAGCTGACAGTCTAGAAGAGTTTGAGCGTGACCCTGAGTTTATCTTTCCTACACAGATACGCGATTACGTACCGGGCATTGACCGACAAAACCTTGGTGTAATCTTTGCGCGGCCAGAGATAGGCAAGACAAGCTTTTCAGCATGGTTGTCTGGCTGGTACGTGAAGAACAAACACCATGTAGCCTACTGGGGCAATGAAGAGCCTGTAAAGAAGACACGTATGCGCGTGGCTAAATCTATTACAGAGAAGTCTAGAGTAGAGGTACTACAGGATAAAGAAGAGTTCATCACACAGTATCAAGAGGATGTATTACCCTACATATCTTTCATGGATTGCGTAGGAACATCTATACAGGAAATAGAAGACTATTGCTCTCGCAATGAGGTTGATGTAATATTCATCGACCAGCTTGATAAGATCAGGATTGATGGTGAGTTCTCACGCGGTGATGAGCGGCTCAAGGAGTTGTACTGCAGGTCCAGAGAGCTAGCCAAGCGTCACAACGTAGCAGTCTGGGCTATCTCCCAAGCATCCTACGATGCACACGGAAGAGAAAGTATAGATTACTCCATGCTAGATGGCAGTAAGACAGGTAAAGCTGGCGAGGCAGACATCATTGTAGGAATTGGCGTAGCGGAACATGAGGAGTTCAGAACCATTAAGTTCTCAAAGAATAAGATAAATGGCTGGCACGGGTCGTTGGTTTTACGCAGAGATGGTGATAGAGATATATTCTCATGATCACCGTGCTTGACATAGAAACTACGATGGACTTTGATAACTCTACATCATCGCCCTACAACGGACAGCAGATAGTCTTTGTAGGGTACAGGAGTTTCATGCCTGATCTATCTGTAGTAGAAACACATGAATTGTTTTTCTACCATAACCAATGCAGGACTACACCAGATGCTGCTAAGAAGTTACAGGATAAGCTAGATGAAACAACATGTTTAGTCGGGCATAACCTGAAGTTTGATTTACAGTGGTTGCGAGAGTGTGGCTTTAAGTATGATGGTATACTATGGGATACGATGATAGCTGAGTATCTTTCCCACCGTGGCATAAAGAAATCAATTAGTCTTGCAGAGTGTGCTAAACGTAGAAGTCTGCCTGAGAAAAGAACAGACCTCACGGACAAGTACATCAAGGACAAGGTGTCCTATGAGGACATGCCGCCTGACATAGTGCGGGAGTATTGTATCGCTGATGTGCAGACAACAACAGAGCTAGCCCAAGCCCAACTAGATGAATTAAAGATGTGCTGGCCTACAGAGGAGAGTTCCTTTGCATAAAGTTGTAAAACTAAGCATGGATATGCTTGATGTCCTAATCGATATAGAGAGAGCGGGGATAAAGATTTCCAATGAAAAGCTTGCAAAGATTAAGGCAGACTATCAGTCAGAGTACGATCAGTTGTATGATGATCTTATGGATATCGCTGAACATGTTATGGGTGATACTCCTATCAATCTTGATAGCCCTGACGATAGGAGTAAGCTGCTTTATTCGAGACAAGTTAGTGACAAGACTGCTTGGAAAGAAGCGTTCAACATAGGAACTGAGAAGCGCGGACACACTAAAAAACAAAAACGAAAAACAAAAATGTCTCCTACACTGTTTAAGGATACAGTAAAACAATTAGCCCCTGTAGTATTGAAGACTAGGGGCGAGCGGTGCGTTCATTGTAATGGCACAGGAAAGATTAGATCGCGGCTAAAGTCTGGTGCGCTTAGTAAAGTACAGACTAAGTGTAAGGTGTGCAGCGGTACGGGGGTGGTTTACACACATCTCAGAGAAGCTGCGGGCCTTCGCGTCATTCCCAGAGGGCCAGAGGACACGGCTGCAGCAGGATTTAAGACAGATAAAGAAACTATGTCGCAGATCAGGTTGGAGTTAGAGGGCAAGGCAAGAGAGTTCGTGGACAAGTACACACGCTACTCAATGATAAGAACGTATCTTAATACGTTTGTAGATAGCTTGGAGAAATATCAAGATGATAGGGGGTTTATTCATCCTAATTTTAATCAGTGTGTCACAGCTACTGGAAGACTGTCCTCAAGTAGACCAAACTTTCAAAATATGCCTAGAGGATCGACATTCCCTGCAAGAGAAGCAATTGTATCTCGGCATGAAGGTGGTTATATTTTAGAAGGAGACTACTCACAGCTAGAGTTTCGTGTAGCTGGCTACTTGTCACAAGACCCTGTAATCTATGAAGAGGTAGAGAGCGGGTTTGACGTTCACTCTTACACCGCAGAGATCATGGGCGTGAGCAGACAGGATGCAAAGGCACATACGTTCAAGCCGCTGTACGGTGGTGTGCTTGGGACTAATCGGGAGATGGCATACTACTCAGCTTTCCGTAACAAGTACCAAGGTGTGACCGAGTGGCACGATAAACTACAGGAAGAAGCTGTCACTAAGAAGACTGTGACACTGCCTTCCGGCAGAGAGTACGCATTTCCCTATGCAAAGTACACAAGGTATGGTACAACGGTAGGTGCTACTTCAATTAAGAACTACCCCGTCCAAGGTTTCGCTACTGCAGACCTGTTGCCACTAGCCCTGATACGGCTACACAAATGTCTGAAGGCGATGGTGAAACCAAAACCACAGAGTAGAATTATCAATACCGTCCACGACTCAATCATAATGGACGTACACCCCGACGAAAAAAATACTATGGTTGAACTATTGAAAAGGAGTATGTTGTGTATCCCTGAAGAGTGTAGTACAGTGTTTGGTGTAACTTTTGATATGCCTATTGAGATAGAAATGAAAATAGGCACTGATTGGCTAAATTTAGAGGAGCTAAAAATATGAGCGATATGATTACGATGGACGATCTGAACGAAGAAAACATGGCAAAGCTTGCTGCTATGGTCGGTCAGACTGAGACGCGCCCTGCAGCACAGCAGGGACTACCACGGCTTGCCATTGAGCAGCAGAGCGAGAACGATGAGGGAGAGCCACTACCAAAAGGCAGCTTCCGCATTCGTCTGGATAGCAGCACAGTCTATGCTAAAGAGATTACCGTGCGTATGTTTATTCGGTACTACTCTTATGACCTGTGGAACCAGCAGTCTCCTGAAGATAGTATCAGGACTGTTCTCACACCTTCTCTTAGCGACGACTTCTTTGATACCAGTGGTGGTATGAAGTGTGGTAAGCTGAGTAAGCAGGAAGTAGAAGGTCTTTCTACCAACTCTCTTGAACACGCTAAACAGAAGAGTATCAAGTGTACTCAAGTTGTCTACGGTATCATCACTGGTGCTAAAGATGCTACAGATGGTTCTGGTGACAAGGTTGACCTCGCAGGTACGCCCTTTATCTGGTCAGCCCGTGGCTCTGCGTTTATGCCCGTGGCTAACTACATTCGTGAGGTGCCATCCAATAAGATTATCTTTGGTCAGAAGGTAAATATTGCTACTAAGCGTAACAAGAACGGTGGTATTGTTTACTATGTCCCTGCCTTTGATAAGCCACAGCCTGTCAAGATCGTGGATGAAGATGTAGAAACTCTTAACACCTTCATGCAGGACATTGAGAAGTGGAACGTGCGTGTGCTTAAACAGTACAATGAGCGCAAAGAAAATGTTCTTGCTATGGATGATCTTGATGTAGCAAAAGCGTTGGAAACAGCAGAGGCCAGCTAATGACCTCAATGCTGCTACATAAAGTACAGCATTTCCTAGAGAAAGCGTCGAGGGGAGAGGGCGATGGCCTTCCCCCTCACCTTATCGAAGAGTTTAAGGAGATGTGTGGTTTCGCTATTGAGCGGCAGTTTAGTGAGAAGCGTGGCTCAAAGGTTCGCATGTCCGGTGTAGGAAAACCTTTGTGCCAGCAGAAGCTATCTGCTGAAGATGGCATAGAAGAAGATGTAGACTATACTCTGGTTATGAAGTTCCTGTTTGGGGACATCATAGAAGCGATAGCTGTTACAGTTATGAAAGGCGCGGGTATAGATATACAGAGTGAGCAAGAGGGTGTTAGTCTAGAGATAGGCGGCACTACTCTTAACGGCACGTATGATGTAAAGATAGACGATAAGATATATGATATAAAGAGTGCTGCTCCCGGCGCATTCTCTATGAAGTTCGCGGCTAATCGTGGCTACAACAACATCAAGAAGGATGATGTGTTTGGCTACGTGCCGCAGGGCTACCTGTACGCAGAGGCTGCTAACTCTACGTTTGGTGGCTGGATAGCTATCAACAAGGCTACAGGTGAGTGGGCCGTGTGCGAGACGCCGCTGGTACATGAAGAGGACAGACAGGCTGCACTACAATTAGCCGATAAAAACATACGCAGTGTTCTTGGTAAAGAAAAGTTTGAGCGTTCTTTCTCTGATGAGCCTGAGACTTATAAGGACAAGGCCACAGGTTCTATTAAAAGAACAGGCAACCGGCTAATGGATAGAACGTGTGGCTACTGTGGGTTTAAGATGCACTGCTGGCCCGACGCTGCTTACAAGCAGAAAGTAACTTCTACAGCAAATACCAAACCTCGCGTGTGGTATACAAAGCATGTAAAGGATGAAATCTGATGCCCCTGTACATTACAGAGACTATAAGCGACTTTGAACTACAATACAATCCAGATGTTGTGTTTGTATATTTTGACTGCTCAAAAGAAAACTCTACTCACGTAGAGAGCTTACGTGTAAAGGCGTTACCTAACGAGCAAAGAGAGGTTATCATATACAGAGCAAACATGAATCCCAAAGGAGATTGGGATACTTTAGAGTACGCGATGTATGGCAAAAAAATAGTCAGCAGATGTTTTGACAATATTAAAAGTAGACTTAGAGATAATACGCTGGTTATATTTCCAATAAGGGCTTTTGGGATAGTTAAAAGCACTGTATCTGAAGAGATACGCGCAGACCTTGAAAGAAAGTTTATAGAGATAGCAAATACAAACCCCGGCAATAACAATAGGTTTGATTACTATGCGTTTTAGATCAAAGTTTGAGGCTGAAGTAGCTGTAGCCCTTGGCCGCAGAGGTATTGATTTTGAGTTTGAGCCTGATAAGATACCCTATCAACGTGAGCCTAGCGTGTACATACCCGACTTCTATATACCCAGAAATGATATGTATATTGAAGTTAAGGGGCGACTAACACAGCAAGACAGAGTAAAGCACTTGCTTGTTAAGAAGCAGAACCCTGATTTTGAAGTGAAGTTCTTCTTTGCAAATGCCAATAAAAAAATATACAAAGGCTCAAAGACTACACATGCAGATTGGGCAGAGCGCCACGGTTTTGATTGGGCGCATAAAAAGTTACCTGTGGAGTGGTTTGATGAATGATGATGGTTTTACTTTTGAGCCGGAAGATGATCTCATAGATGATGAGATGAGAGACAGGATAGAAGAAGAGACATTCTTTTTAGCTAAAGATAGACTATACATTGTCTTTGATCCCGAAGGATTTGACAAGGTGAGCGTCAGAGCGTATGATACGTCAGATGTAGAGGACGTTTCTGCTGCACATATTCTGCAGCAGGGTATGCTTAGTCTGCTTGAGTCAGATTATGATTATCTTATGCAGCTAGGACATGAAGCAACTTTGGAACAGATAGTTGATAAGTCAAAAGACAAAAAAGATTCTAAGAATTTAGTAGTTGAAGAAGTATATGATAATGTTATTAAAGTTAAGTTTAGCGAGGACAACTGATGCCAAATGAGAAAAAGTATCTACAAGCTCAACTAGCCAGAGACAAGCAATGGAAAGAAAAAGAAGGTATAGAGGCCGAGTTAACCAAGGCTGTAAACAGCCCGTCACACTACACACAAAATGGCATAGAGACTATAGACATGATCAAGGAGTCTCTTACAGAGGAAGAGTTTAGCGGCTACCTAAAAGGAAACATACTGAAGTATGTGTGCCGGTACAAACATAAGGGGATGCCTCTCAAGGACTTGATGAAGTCACAGTGGTATCTACAACGACTAGTTAGCGAGCAGAGAGAAAATGAAAAATAATTATTTCCCAACAGACTACCAAGAGTTTATTCATCTATCCCGGTATGCGCGTTGGTTAGGGGATAGGCGTGAGACTTGGCCGGAAACGGTTGAGCGTTACTTTGATTTTATGTCGCACCATCTGAAGGAGAGGCATGGTCACAAGATACCTAACAGGCAGGAGCTTGAAGAGGCTGTACTTAGTCTGCAGATTATGCCCTCAATGAGGGCCTTGATGACTGCAGGGCTAGCCCTAGAACGTGACCATACATCGGGCTACAACTGTTCATACATTCCTGTAGACTCACCACGTTCATTTGATGAGATACTTTATGTTCTCATGTGCGGCACTGGTGTAGGGTTCTCTGCAGAGAGACGATACACAGAAAGTCTGCCTAGTGTAAACGAACACTTTGAACCTACAGAAACAACCATCGTTGTACAGGATAGTAAGGCAGGGTGGGCTCGGGGCCTTCGTGAGCTAATTGCTTGTCTGTACGCAGGTCAGGTGCCAAAATGGGACTTGTCGCGTCTACGCCCTGCTGGAGCGCGTTTAAAGACGTTTGGCGGTAGATCGTCCGGGCCAGCGCCTCTTGACGACCTTCTTAAATTTACAGTGGCTTTGTTTAAAAATGCTGCAGGTAGGCAGCTATCTCCGTTAGAATGCCATGACCTTGTATGTAAGATAGCCAGCGTAATTGTTGTAGGTGGTGTACGCAGGTCCGCTCTGATATCTCTATCTGATCTTAACTCAAACAGGATGCGAGTTGCCAAGTCAGGCGAGTGGTTCAGAGACTACCCGCACCGGGGGCTGGCAAATAACTCTGCAGTATACTCAGAACGTCCAGACATGAACACGTTTCTGAAAGAGTGGTACTCGTTGTATGAGTCCAAGTCTGGAGAGAGAGGAATCTTTAACCGTGAATCAGCACAAAATAAAGTGGCTAGTATTGGTCGTCGTGATCCTGATCATGTATTTGGAACTAACCCTTGCTCTGAAATTATTCTACGTCCCTACCAATTCTGCAACCTCACAGAAGTCGTTGTCAGAGCAGAGGACACAGTAGTCACACTAACTAAAAAGATAGAGTGGGCTACACAGCTTGGCACGTATCAATCCTCTCTTACTGATTTTAAGTATCTTAGAAAGATATGGAAGCAGAATACAGAAGAAGAGAGGCTGCTAGGAGTTAGCCTTACAGGTATCTTGGACAATGAGATGCTGTCATCTAACAACTGTGGTCTGGTAGACTTGCTTGTTGGGTGGAGAAAGGTGGCTGTAAAGACTAATCAGAAGCTGGCTAAGAGTATGGGAGTAAGCCCCTCTACTGCTATCACTTGTGTTAAGCCTTCCGGTACTGTATCACAATTAGTCGATAGTGCATCGGGTATACACCCCCGGCACAGCGAACACTATATTCGTACAGTCCGTGGAGATAACAAAGACCCGCTTACGCAGTTTATGATACAGTGTGGTATTCCTTCAGAGCCAGCTATAGGCAATGAAGATAACATGACTGTATTCTCATTCCCTGTTAAGTCTCCAAAGGGCGCTCTTACAAGGGATAGCCTAACTGCTATAGAACATCTGGAACTATGGAAAACCTATGCAGAGAACTGGTGTGAGCATAAGCCGTCAATCACCATCTCTGTAAAGGAACATGAGTGGCTTGAGGTTGGTGATTGGGTGTACAAGAACTTTGACTACATCTCTGGCGTATCGTTCTTGCCGCACTCTGATCATACTTACCAACAAGCACCTTATACAGAGTGTAGTAAAGAAGAGTATGAGAATTTAGTAGAGAAGATGCCTGAAACAATCAAATGGGAAGGGCTAAAACAAATGGAAATAGAGGATACCACAACGGGTTCTCAAGAACTTAGCTGCACAGGCGAAGTCTGTGAAGTTGTAGATATAGGAGTATAATATGAAGAAGATAGTTTTATCGGGTGTTGCGATAGCCGCACTTACGCTAACCACGGCTGCAGCATCTATTAGTAGTGACTGTGGTTACGATGAAGATGGTAACTTCCGTCTCGGTAACGGCCAAGTAGCCGCGAGTGGGACATGGGAAGATGCCAAGGAATGTGCTATGAAAGGCATTCTGCCCTCTGTAGTCGCAGAGCGCCTTGGTAGCCTTGGTGATGAAAGCACGCAGAGTGAGGCAGACGAGTTACGCCAGACAAACACTCGCATACAAGAAGAAAGGAAAAAGAGGGAAGTAGAAGTACACCCTCTTCATAGCACTGACTAATGATAAAAGAAATCCAGATAACTGAGGACATGCGACAGGCGGCTGATCGTAAAGCTTTCATGCTTGGAGAGCTAAACAACTCGATCATGCGTGGCAGCGGCTCTCATTCTGGATATCTGGGGGAGATGCTAGTCGTAAGCGTTCTGGGTGGCAAGCCAGATAACACCTTTGATTACGATGTTGTTCTTGATGACGGCACAAAAGTAGATGTAAAGACTAAGAGAACATCCTCTCCCCCCCTACCTTACTATTCCTGTTCTGTAGCTAAGTTTAACACATCACAAAAATGTGATGCCTATGCCTTTGTACGGGTGAAATATGATCTATCCGTAGGATGGTTCTTAGGTATGATAAAGAAGAATGATTTCTTTTTAAAAGCTACAGAACATAAAAGAGGCGACCATGACCCCAGCAATGGTTTTGTATTTCGTGCTGATTGCTACAACCTGCCAATAGAGGAGCTAGACTAATGAAAGTTCTCATTCCGATGTCTGGTGGTGTAAACTCCACGTATGCTTTGTGGAGATGGCTCAAAGAGAGTGATCACGAAATAGTAACTATATTTTTTAGAGAGTATGATTATGATCGCTATTCTGTAGAAGAGCTTGCCGCAATGAAAGTTAAAAATTGGCTAGAAAAAAATATCCGCCCTTTCACTTTGCTCCCACCTATAAGCAGACAGACTAACTATGACTACAGACCAATACGTAAAGGCTTTAGGCATTTAACTAACTATGGAAACTTGATAAATAGATTTGAAAACATGGCTGACGTTCTTGTTAAAGAGAACTGTGATGCCATAGTCTATGGATATAGCTTAGAGAACACTAGCACGGATTGCTACTGGGCTATAAAAGGTATACTAGAGAGAACAGGTAAGAAAGTTTACTGGGGATCAACTGTAATAAGAGAACTTGAAATACCTAAAGAGTGGGCTTTTCCAGAACCTGAAGATACAGGAACTTTTA